AGAAGGGGTATGAAGTTATCCTTAAAGACAACGAATTTTATGGACTTCCATCAACAGTGGATGAGTTCATTACTCCCGAAGGAATAGGAGAGTATGTCAAGTCGTTGCACTTACCACATAAGGTAAGAGACTATCAGTACAAAGGTATCTACGAAGCATTACGCAACAAGCGTAAACTATTACTGTCGCCTACAGGTTCTGGTAAGTCACTTATGATCTATGCCCTCACACGATTCTGGGCAGCAAAGAATTTACAAACACTCATAGTAGTTCCTACGACATCTCTGGTAGAGCAGATGTTCAAAGACTTTGAGGACTATGGTTGGAACGCAAAGGGACATTGCCATAAAGTATATGCAGGCACTGATCCTAGGTCTGACAAAGATGTGATCATTACCACATGGCAGTCAGTATACAAACTACCCAAGACATACTTTGAGAGATTTGGTGCTATAATAGGAGATGAAGCACACCTATTCAAAGCAAAGTCATTGACAAGTATTATGAATAAACTACACGATTGCAAATATCGCGTAGGGTTTACAGGTACTTTGGATGGTACACAGACCAACCGCCTTGTTCTCGAAGGGGTCTTTGGGACTGTAGACAAGGTAACTAAGACTGAGAAACTAATCAAGCAAGGACATCTCTCTGAGTTTGAGATCAAAGTTCTACTTCTCAAGCATGACAAACAGAAGTTTGATTCCTACCAAGAGGAGATGGACTACCTTGTAGAGCATGAAGGACGTAATAAGTTCATACGTAACCTAGTTTGCGACCTATCTGGTAACACTCTCGTCTTGTTCAACTACGTTGAACGGCATGGTATGCCCCTTTTTGAGTTGATAAATAATAAAGTAGGAGAGCATAGACTAGTCTTTTTAGTTCACGGAGGGGTCGATACCGAAGATAGAGAGAAGGCAAGACAGATTGCTGAGACTACACATGATAGTATTATAGTGGCATCTTATGGGACTTTTAGCACTGGGATTAATATTCGGAACTTACATAACGTTGTCTTTGCTTCGCCATCGAAATCGAAGATCCGCAACCTCCAGTCGATCGGTAGGGTCTTAAGGAAAGGAGACCACAAAACAAAAGCAATACTCTATGACATTGCTGATGACATAGGAAAAAACTACACACTCAACCATCTTATAGAACGTGTAAAATTATATAATGAAGAAAACTTTAATTACGAATTCATTGATGTCCGAATCAGAGAGTAACATGGAAAAGGAAAAGAAGGCACAGTTCTTAGCCGCCATCAAATTGGTGTCAGGCGAAGAACTCCTTGCTATAATTGAACATGTACAGGATGAAAATGGCGACTACATGATAGTACAAAACCCCATCGAAGTCGAAGAAGTCGTCTTGACGGGGAACAAAGCAGGTGCAAAAGTATCACCTTGGATGAAATTTTCACGCGAGGAAGAATTTCTTATCCCTAAAGATAAGGTTATAACTGTCGTTGAGGTAGACACAGAGGTGCAGATATTCTACGCTATGTCTCTAAGGAGACTGAACGGAGATACTATCACAGATAGTACTGGTAGAATCTCTACTGTAGAGGAAGCTCGTATAAAGCTAGATAAGATGTTTGAGAAGTAGCTACTCCTTGTCTTGAACTCGCACACTCGTATTGTACATCGAATTACAACACTTGTCAAGCCCCCATTGACTTTTGAATAAATTTTAGTTATAATAACAGTAACAAACCATACAAACATGGCAGTAAGAAGAAAGGTACAGAGTGAGCATTATGTAAACAATAAAGAGTTCTTAGAAGCACTCATCGTCTTCAAGGCGAAGTGTGCTGCTGCAAAGGAAGCGGGTGAAAAGCGTCCTCAGATCAGCAACTACATCGGAGAATGCTTTTTGAAGATTGCTACACACTTATCATACAAACCAAATTTTGTCAACTACATGTTCCGTGAGGACATGATATGTGATGGCATCGAGAACTGTGTACAATACATAGAAAACTTTAATCCAGAAAAATCTAAGAACCCTTTTGCATACTTCACTCAGATTATATACTATGCCTTTCTAAGACGTATACAAAAAGAGAAGAGACAGTTAGAGATAAAGAATAAGATACTAACTAAGTCAGGATACGATCAAGTCTTCCATACAGATGACAAGACTAATTCCTCAGACTATAATACAATTAAGGAGAACGTAGAGATAAGAATCAAGTGACATATCCCATTACAATCGTTGATGATTTTTTTGAGGATCCTGATGCTATCGTTAAGATGGCAAATGAATTAAAATATTATCCTCCCGATACTGGTAACTGGCCAGGTATGAGAACTAAACAACTTCATGTAGTTGAAGATAGGTTCTTTCAATACTTTGGTGAGAAGATAATGCTTTTATTTCATGACAATACTCCTGAGTATTGGAAACTACAATCTCACTTCCAAAAGATATTACCATTCCATGAGGATCAATATGATAAACTTAACCGTGGTTGGATACATCAAGACCTTGACACTTACTTTGGTGGGATAGTATACTTAACAAAAGACCCAGAACCAGATACAGGAACGTCGATTTATAAGACAACTACTGGATTTGCTATGCAATATGCTAGTGAACTCAAACTTAAAGAACGTAAGTATAGAGGAGAGGAAGTGGATAGAGAGGAATATTGTAAAGCATATGATGCAGCACACGCACAGTATAAAGAATCAGTGAAGATAGAAAATGTTTATAATAGATTTGTCATGTTTAATAACAAGACACATCATGGAGTACAGACCTTTGGCACTAAGGAACGTTTGACTTTAAACTTTTTTGGCATGGAAGTGACAGGTAAGAAACCTCCTTTAGTGAGGTCTAGATGAGATATCCAGGATTAATACCAGGCAAACAAAAAAACGTGGGCGAGCAAGAGTACGGTTGGTGCTATGGTAGGATGACCCTAGATGGTAAGAAGTACATAGACCCTATGTTAAACTTCGGTTGCTATACATTAGGATATGGTCGTATGCAGATCATGAACTATGTACGTGATAATATGTGTATCAAACCTGAGGTAGCAGAGAATTTTTTTGATGCTCAACCTCTTAAGTTAAACAATGCTGCATGGAAATTAGCAAAGACACTCAAGGGTGTCACAGGATATCGAAGTATCTTTGCACTGAGTGGTAGTGATGCTGTAGAAGGAGCAGTTAAACTTGCTAGTGCATATCAAGCACTCACTAATAAGAGAAAGAAGATAGTTACCTTTGAGGGTAGTTACCATGGATCTACCATGCTAACTCAGAGTATGGGTGGTGCTTTATTCGGTGACCCATTCTATACAATGGATCCGTATCACAATATACTAAAATTACCAGTAGACTTTGATTTGAATCAATATGATTGGAGTGAGGTAATGTGTCTCGTAGTAGAGAGTTGCCCCTATGTAGACGCTCTCAGACCCCATACAGAGGAGTTCTGGAAGAAAGTGTCACAGATACAAGAGCAAGGTGTTATTATAATAATAGATGATATTTTTACAGGAGGAGGTAAGACAGGTAACTTTGTAGGTTGGAAGAAACTACCAGTAACACCTGACATCTTTACCATGGGTAAAGCAATTACAGGAGGTTACTTCCCATTGAGTATCACTTTATATAATGACAAGATACATCAGGCATTACCTAGAAGGTTTGACTGGGAGCATGGGTTTACTTATAGTTTCAGTTTACCAGGCATTCTAAGTTGTCTTGCATACATTCAAATACTTGAAGAAGAACTCCTTATGAAGAAGCATAGAGACATAGTAGTAAGGGCGGTTGACCTATTCCAAAATTTAGGTTATACTATCAAAGGACAGTTTGGAACTATAATTGAGATTGAACGTGAACACAGAGGAATGTACACCATTCCGATTGATGCTAATGACGAATATTATTATGTACTGGAGAATCAGTTAAGATGAAGATAGCGATAATAACTGATCAGCATTTTGGTGCAAGGAAGTCAAGTAGGATATTTCACGACTTCTTCAAGAGGTTCTATAGAAATGTGTTCTTCCCAACACTTAAAGAACGTGGCATCACCACAGTTCTAGACCTAGGAGATACATTTGACAACCGTAGAAACTTAGACATATGGGCAGCACAGTGGGCAACCCATAATTATTTTGATGTACTCAAGGACATGGGAGTAGAAGTTCATGCCTTAGTAGGAAACCACACAGCATATTTTAAGAATACTAATCTAGTAAACACTCTCGTGACTACAGTTGGAGAGTATGATAACGTAACAATATACACTAAAGCAACTGAGGTGGAGATAGGTGGACTACCTATTCTATTCATACCTTGGATCAATGAAGAGAATCATGATGAGACATATGATCTAATAGAGAAAAGTAAATGTCCAGTAGCAATGGGACACCTAGAACTCAATGGATTTGAAGCACATAGAGGTTACATCATGGATCATGGTGCTGCTACTTCTCCATATAGAAAGTTTAACAAGGTATTCTCAGGTCATTA